CAACAGTGTGATTGGCGCTCTGGGCATGGACATGACAGACCTATTCCCGTCGGACAACAAACGGCGTGACTATCCCGTCGAAGGCAAGCCAAGGCTCAAGCCAGCGTTTTATGCCAGTGACCTGATTCGCATCCTCTCGTTTGAGGCTTTGGTGGTCAGTATCTGCGCACATGACTTACGCAAGGGCAAGGCTTTGAGGGACGAGGACTACGAGCGATTGAAAGTGGCACAACAGCGAATTGAAGAGGTAATGCACTATGCAAACATCTAATGTCCAAGAGCGGGCAAAGGCTCTTGATGAGGCGCGGAAGGTGCGCCTGTTGAAACCTGAAGATGTCGATGTCGACAAGTACTTGCACGCGACAGACATCACAAACAAAGTCCGTGAGGTCGCGGGCCTGCTTGACGAGTTGCGAGATGAAATTTCCAACCCGACCAAAGAGGTTACGCACACCATGCCATGGCCCAAGACTGAACACGGCTTTCGTTTTCGTCCGGGTGAGGTAACGCTGTACGCAGGATCAAACGGCGGCGGCAAGTCTTTGATCACGGGCCAGATTGCACTGGGCCTGATTAAGCAAAAGCAAAAGATTTGCATCCAGTCGTTTGAGATGAAACCTAAGCGTACGCTGTATCGAATGCTCAGGCAGTTCGCTGGCGAGAACATTGAGTTCCCAAAGTTTATGTCGAAGGAAAAATATATCGGCAAGTTGCTAGATCGCTTTCACGACTATGCGGGCAACAAGATGTGGTTGTATGACCAGCAAGGCACGGTGACCACACAGCAAGTGATTGCGGTTACTCGCTACTGCGCGATGGAGTTGGGCATCGGCCATGTGTTCATTGACTCGCTCATGAAGTGCGTGCCCGGCGAGGATGACTACAACGCACAGAAGATGTTCGTTGACGAGATCACCGCTGTGGCCCGTGATCACAACATTCACATTCATTTGATACATCACATCCGTAAGTTGCAGAACGAAGAGTTGCAACCAAACAAGAATGACATCAAAGGCACGGGCGCGATTGCTGACCAAGTCGACAATGTTTTGCTTGTCTGGCGCAACAAGAAAAAAGAACACGACAAGCAGAAGAAGGGTGTGGCCGATGAGAAGTTGCCCGACACCATGCTGATGTGTGAGAAGCAACGCAATGGCGAGAGCGAGGATTGGTTTAATCTTTGGTATGACAAAGAGAGCCAGCAGTTTGTAGAAATGCCCGGCGCAGTTGCAATGCAATTTGATGCCGGAGGTTCTTTCTGATGCCGATCATCAAAGGGGATGTGCGTGAGTACTACAGAAACTGGAAGGAGGGAGAGGGAGACGACGAACATCGTCACCGTTGTCTCGTTCGATGGGTTATCCAAAAACGGATTGAAGATCGCGATGGAGCGTATCGATGGCTCAATGGTTACATTGACGACGCTGGTCGACATCACAAAGGATGGAATGACCTACATAAAGGATCACGGCTTGAACAAGATGTTCGAGATCAGTGGAGCAAAGGCAATCGTGGAACAGAAGGAGAATGGAAATGAGTAAAGTTGAATTGAGCGACTTCCAACGGAAGTTTTTAGCGCAAGGCACCGGACAGAAGTTGTTTACCGAAGTTGAGTTTGATCAAGCACTGGCGCAGGCCAAGGCTGAGATCATGGCGGTAGCAATTCAAACCAGCAAGCAAGCCATCATGATTGAGCGGCAAGCGTGCGCAGAACTTGTGATTGCGCTGGCGCATGAAGAAGAAGAGGGGGAGACCTGCACTGCATTGAAAGACGCGGCTGAGGCAATCCTGAATCGCATTCCGAGCCAGCGGCAATGATTGATTTGACACTGCCATGGCCCCCAAGCGTAAACAGATACTGGCGGACATTTCAAGGCCGCATGATTATCAGCGCAGAGGGGCGCTCTTATCGCAAAGCAGTTGCGGATCAAGTGTTGATCCAGCGTGGAGCAAAACACTACGAGAAGAAGTTGCGCGTGGTAATCGAGGCATGGAGACCAGACAACCGGAGGAGAGATTTGGACAACCTGCTCAAAGCAGTGCTGGACTCATTGACCCACGCCGGGGTCTGGTCGGACGACGGAAACATAGTCGACCTGCGCATCTACTGGGCGCCGGGGATTGCAGGAATGTTGAAAATTCACATACAGGAGGTACCCGAATGAAAGAACCAACTATGAAGCAAGTGTGGGCTGGACTCGCCATGCTGGCGCTGTTGACCCGCAGAGATTACGAGGGCGACTTCACAGATATTGCATCTGATGCATGGCGCATGGCAGACAAGATGGAACAAGAGGAGGAACAGCGTGACGAGTAAGGAAGCGTTTGAGTTCATCTTTGGGCAGTACGGCATCCATGATGCTGGCTACAAGATTTGGGAGGCCGCTGTGAAGTGGGAGCGTGCCGAATGTGAGGATGTAGCAAAGCGTTATGCCCAACGCAATGAAGGCATCAAAAGAGTTGCTGGCAAGTCAATCGCCAGTTCGATTAAACGCAGGACAAAAAAAGATCAATCAACCGTTGAAAAAGGAGAAGGCAATGTTTGAATCATTTGGAGATTTTTTCTGGTCGTTCATGGCGCTGTCCGGTGTCATGTTCTGGGTGTGCGTTGTGATTTTTGTGATGATGGTTATTCGTCGCAATCGTCGCAAGTTTGGTTTTCGTAAAGACATTTACTAGGAGCAAGCATGGAGACATTCATCAACATTGCCACGACAATATTTACATTGACTGGTGCCGTGGTGTGGTTCTTGGGCGCATTTGTTGTCACCTTCTTGTGGTTGTCACAGCGCCCACCAAAAGATTGAAAGGATAAGTAATGTCTACTGAAGACCGAGACCCGCACAAGGCCGTTGACTACATCATCGTCAACGCAAAGAAGTTTGCCAAGGCGAAGGCAGAGCGCGTGTACCTTGAGGAGTATCGCAAGTCCCTCAAAGCAATACTCATGAAGCGCTCGATGGAAAACGCAATCGGTGCGCAAGAGCGTGAAGCATACGCGCACGATGAATATGTTCAATTGCTCAATGGCTTGAAAGAGGCCATCGAGGTTGAGGAGAAACTCCGCTGGGATTTGATTGGTGCGCAGGCCCGGGTGGAGATATGGCGCACAGAGCAGGCGAATAATCGCGCTGAAGGAAAGGCGACGATATGAACGGCTACCAGTTGACGGTGATGCATACCCTCGGCTGGGTGTTTGTTTTGTTTGACGGGTGGGAGTTGCATAGCCATTGGTTGGCTGGCGCAGGGTTCATCATGATGATTGCGTCCATGTACCTCATCACCAAGAAAGGAGATTGAAAATGGTAGCGAAAGTTGGAAGAAAAAAATTGGTTCTTGTTGCGGATATGTGCGTTGCTCCAGACAACGGTGATACCTACCGCACCCCTTGGGGCAAGGTATGGGTGCATGGGTCAGATGTTTTGACCACATGGAAAAATGTTGTTGTCAACGAGAGGACTGGTGAGAAGTGGCGCCCGCCCAGTGAGTATCGCAACGATTACTTGTTCAAGATCAATCGTGATGCGGGGTACAAAAATGAATGAGACTGAACGCGAGATTGATTTGGCCCTTGGCAACGCCTTGATGGAGATTCGCCAGTTGCGCGAGTTGCTAGAGCGAGAGCGGGCGCGGGCACATCCCCAAGTTGAAATCAAAAGCATGGAAGACGCCTTTAACGATTGGGGCCACAGCGCCGACCCAATTCAGCATCACGCAGAGCGCAGGGCGTTTTCTGCTGGCTGGGCGGCTGGCGTTCGAAACCAGTGGGCCAAAGAGCGCAATGACTGAAAAGAAACAAACCTGATCAGGCTTTACAAAGAGGAAGCAATGAAAACGAAGCAAGAGATTAAAGACGAAATCATCGAGTTGTACGCCGCTCAAAAGGCGTTTGGCGAGGCTATGGAGTTCGCCCACAAGCAACAGATGGAGGCAATGAAAAAGATGATGGCTCTGAACCATATGCTCAAAGACATGGAAGAGGGAGAGAAATGACCACGCTGGCCGAAAAGAAGCACATGGGGCGCGTGGCCGAACTGGGTTGCGCCGTCTGCCGCAGGATGGGCTACCCCGGCACCCCGGCAGAACTACACCATCCGAGGGCCGGAACGGGGGCTGGGAGACGCGCAAGTCACATGGATGTCATCCCACTATGCCCGGAACATCATCGCGGCTCTACGGGCCTGCATGGCCTCGGGACTAAGGGGTTCCCTAAGAAATGGGGGTTCGATGAGGCTGACCTGCTGGCCGACACCCGTCTTTTGCTGAATCAGGACATCCTAGGGTAAGTCCCTAGAAAATATTTTGCAAAAAGGTGTTGACATGGTTTAAGTCTGGGTTATACTAACACCACTGACCAAGCAATCCCGCCGTCAGGTAACAACGAAAGCGAGTTAAACATGAACACAATCACCACCACCCAAGTCGACACCC